AAAAATGAGAGCCCAAGAATTCGTTACAGAAATAGAACGGGCAGAACCTGGTCTCTATACAGGTGGCAATAAAGAATTGCCTTTCACTGTGGATACAAAAAACATGCGTCGCATACGTCCCTTGCCAGGCGGAAGTAGATTTGGTTACTATATTGTTGATGGAACTGTGATCTATATCGTTGATCCCGAGCGACCCCAAGAACAACGTGAACGACCCAACGACATCATAGTGGCCAAGTTGCACTTGGAACGGGCTGATGGGGGACTGGCCCAAGCAATCCCCAATCTGTACCAAGTAGAAACTATCACAGTAGACGAACGATATCGCAGACAAGGACTGGCACGAAGTCTATACGGCATTGCCTTGACTGTATTGCGTTATACACTCATGGCCGGCAGCATACAGACCGCAGGTGGTAGGAGAATGTGGCAAATGTTGAACACCATACCCGGAGTGGAAATGTTTGGTGTGGTAGATGACTATATCATCGATGACAAAATTGCACAGGCCATCCTAAAACGCGGTGGCCGAGTTATACATCAGGCTCCCAGCGAAGAAATCCCAGGTGAAACAGATAGTGTGTACGCATTTCCTATACGTGCTGGCAGCAATGAGATAGTCAGCCAAATAAGAGGGTTGAGAGTCTATGACGACATGGACGATAATGGCGTATCTTTGATCGCTAAATGGACTGGTCGATGAGAACAAATGAAAAAAATCCTACTTAGCCCCTGGACAGCCTTGGTCACATTGGCCATAGTTGTGGGCATAAGAACAGCAGATCCTGTGTTTGTTGAAAGTGTGCGACTAAGATACTTTGATACCTTGATCGCCAACAAGACGCCCACAGTCAACAACATCTACACTGTCGACATCGACGAAGCCGCACTGGACCAACTCGGGCAATGGCCATTGCCGCGTGCGGAATATGCCAAAATCATACAAGATTTATATGCAAGACACGCAGGTCTAGTTGTGCTGGATGTGCTCATGCCGGAACCTGACCGTACTGGAGGCGACAATCGACTGGGACATGCACTGAAAAAATATCCGGTAGTGTTGCCAGATTTCCCTGCTGACCACAGCAAGAACATTGCACACCCGCCGGGCTCGGCCGTGATTGGCTCCAACAACCTGGACATGATGATCACATATCCGGGCCTGATTGCCAATATTCCTGCCATAGAAAATTCAGCGGCTGGTGTGGGCATCGTGAACACCTTGCCAGAAATAGACGGAGTAAATCGTCGTGTGCCATTGGTGGTACAAGTTGACGGGCGGCTGTATCCCGGGCTGTCTCTGGAAGCTCTGCGTGTTGCCAGTGGCAACAGCACATTCCAGGTGCGAATGAACGAGCTGGGTGTGGAGAAACTGCGACTGCCGGGCGATATTGGAATTGTTGCCACAGACAACTTGGGACGCATCTGGATAGACTGGAGTCAACACAGTAAATCGGCAAAGTTGACCGATTTACCCCGAGATTTTGGTGGTGCAGTTGTGATAGTGGGACCCACGGCTGCTGGCATTGCCAATCCGGTACCAACCAGTATTGGTGCGGTGTGGCCACATGATCTACAGGCCCGAATCATGGCCACCATGATCAATCACGTGGTCATACAACGACCCGGCTGGGCCGATACGGCAGAAATTATACTAATAATAGTGCTTGGATTAGTGCTTGTATTCTTCGCTAACTGGCGTAAAAAGTAATAAATATTATTATGAAAACATTTCGCGATTATATCAATCTAATAGAATCTGCTAATCAAAGTTTAGAAGAAAACTGGATCAATCACGATGCCCCGGAGATGTTAGCAAGGCACCTTGCTGAGTTGTATTACAACGGAATCAGTCCTGCTGATGAGTTTAAAATGGCCGCACATATCTATCAACAAGTTATTAACGGCGAAATGTCGATTGAGCAACTCAAGCAACACATTGCCAGACTTGAAAAAGAAAAGCGTAATAAATAAAAGTGCGAGTCGCGATGCTATCAACATCCACCCGCTCTATGATTGTAAAGGAATCACAGCAAATGTATTTACGCTATTATGTCTATGCCTACATAAGAAAGTCAGACCATACACCTTACTACATCGGTAAAGGTAAAGACGCAAGAGCTTGGTCTAAAGCTCATTCCGTCAAAGTCCCAAAAGATAAATCTAAAATAATTTTTATTGAAACTAAACTAACCGAAGTCGGTGCCTTGGCCATTGAGCGCCGATTAATACGTTGGTGGGGCCGTAAAGATCTAGGCACTGGTATATTACACAATAGAACAGATGGCGGCGAAGGAGCAACTGGCAGAGTATGGACAACAGAACAGCGTAAGAAAAATAGTCTATCACATACTGGTGTTGCTAAATCTGAAAATCATCGTATAAAATTAAAAGCCGCAAAGCAAGGCAAAAAACACAATCAATACGGCACCAGGCAATCCGAAGAATGCAAAGAAAAGAATAGACAAGCCCATCTCGGAGAGAATAATAGTTTTTACGGAAAAAAACACACAGATGAATCTAAACAAAAAATAAGAGATAAAATAACAGGTATAAAACGAGAAAAGTTGGTATGCCCACATTGCGGCATGGTATGTGCTAAAAATATATACGTCCAATATCACGGAGACAAATGTAAGCACAAATGAATAAACATTTATCCTATATTGTTCCAATCTTATTAGTTGTCTTACTCTACTTTGGTGGGCAATACGCTTACACGCATTATGCGTTCCTAATTGATGTTACTATTCCTATCGTAGCAGTAGTTCTAGTAGGCCTACATATCAATATTGTTAGATTTATTACAGAGTTAAATCAAAAATTAGCAATCAAACGACAGTTCGGCAGTTATGTCAATCCCACCATTGTGGAACGCTTGCAGAAAAATCCTGAATTGATCAAACTCGGTGGCGAACGTCGAGAGCTCAGTATAGTCATGACTGACCTGCGTGGGTTTACTGCGCTAGGCGAAAGTTTTGGCGACGATGTAGAAGGCCTGACCAAGATCATGAATGACTACATGACAGCGTTGAGTGTTCCTGTGTTGGCCAATGATGGTACACTGATCAAGTTCATTGGTGACGCCAGCCTACATGTACATGGTGCGCCATTGGATGATGACAAGCATGCCCAAACTGCTGTGCGCACTGCACTGGAAATGATCCGGGCCATTGAAGATTTCAATGTGGGCTTGATTGCCAGTGGGCGTCCTCCAGTGGGCATGGGTGCAGGTGTCAACACCGGCGAGACCTTGATAGGCAATATCGGTGCCAAAACCAAATTTGGCTACGATGTGTTGGGAGATTCAGTAAGCACAGCAGCACGCCTGGAAGGACAAACCAAGAGCTATGGTGTGCTGTTGATCATTGGTCCAAGAACAGCCGATCTGGTCAAAGATTCATTTGCAGTGATTAAACTGGATAACATCGCGGTCAAAGGCAAAACTGTTGGGCTGGATATCTATACCGTGGGCCAAACTGCGACCCACAAACATGAAGAATACATGAAAGAATATCTAAGTGGCAACTGGAATCGAGCACTTGAGTGGGCTAGAGAATTGTGTACAGATCCAACCGTGGACATACAGGAATATTACAAAAAGATGATCGAGCGGATGGAACAAGGGGTACCAGACAACTGGAACGGCACCTATCATGCCACAAGCAAATGATCAGTCGCTACCGCCGGCTGCTTCTTGATCTTGTACAGTGGCGTTGATGCGCTTTTCGGCTGATACTCGTTCATGTTCAATGCTTTTGCCACGAAGATGCAGAACCGTATTGACCTTTTGATTCAGTCGGATCAGGTCGTTGTCCAACATGCGTATACGGTCAATCAGTGCGATCAACACGGTGTTGGCATCTGATATGACCGGCTTGACTTCGGTAGTTGCCCACCGCCAGACATAGTGTATGACATAGCCCATGCCCACGGCCATGATGATAGGGAATCCGTACTTGTTTACCAGTTCTACTAGGTTTCCCATCACGTGTAGCCTCTTGTGAATCGTTCAACAGGATCAATCTTTTTGATCATCCGGATCCCAGTGACCAAACAGGTTTCAAGACGGAATAGATCACCTTCTTTCCACCCCAATGCAACTGTGTCCAACTCGTTGTCCAATTTCAAATAATTGGGATATAGATCCCATTCATAATCGTAGTATTTCATCAGTCTCTGCGACAATCAGTTTTTCCGTCAGCTCTGGCAATTCTGTCAAGATCGGGTTTAAGACCGAGGGCAGAACTTACTAATGTATCCACTCTTAAGACTTCATGATTCATGGTCTTGACTCGGTTGTCCAAGGCCGTGATGATGCCGGCCATGCTCTTGATACTGCTGAGCACTCCGGCCAACAACAGTTTGATGGTCAAAAAAACAAAATATCCACCGGCCAATGCTGCTGCAACAGGAAAACCAAGATCGCCAATGATCTTGAGAACATCATTCATACTTGCTCCTTGTCTCTTACAAGATTTATTGCCAGTATTTATTCACTATCAATCAAGACTTGATGCAAATAAAAAAAAGGGCCCGAAGGCCCTTTTGGTGGTTTCTGTTACGAGGTATTTCCTACCCTATGCAGTGATTAAACTGCAAATGATGTGGCTCGTACTGTACGTGCAGAGAACTTGATGTTCTTGCCAGAAACAGCGACTTCGCCTGTATTTGCGTTTGCATTTACGAGTTTTGCTTGATTTACAGTCATCGCCTACTGTGTTGCCTCTTTCGCTATCTCACCATGTCGAAACCGGTCGGACCCACCTAATAGACCTACAACTAACCAGAACCAAAGATTTACTGCGGCTACAATACCCCAAAAATAAATCCAATGTTCAAACATACAAGTCCCTTAGGTGGATCCGGGGAGAATCGAACTCCCGTCCACAGTGCCTTTGCTACGAAGGAATTACAACAATACTTTGCTACTGCTAGACAGTTTGCACCACGATTGATAAAGGTGGTGGATCAAATGTGTTCATGAATGTGACCCAGGCCGCGGCTGCATCCTGGGTTTCCCAGATAATAACAGCACAATCGCTAAGTGGAAAAATTGGATCTAGGGTGGGTTGCAATGCAGGAATACTCAACGCCGGCCCCGTGCCCGTTGTTTGAGCCAACTGACAACTAGCCAGCTGATTTTGCATAAAGTCCTCTTCGAGAGATGACAATTTCCTGCCCATGTTCATATTTGTGATAATAGTCATATCAATTCCTTAAATGATTTGTACTTGAGCCAGCACTGGTGGAGGACTAGCTTCATTGACGAAGGCTATCCAGGCATTGGCTGAATCGGCGGTGTCCCATATTATGATTACTGTTTGTCCATCGACACTAGTAGCCACGGCTGGAAAATTTCCTTGTTCTGCAGATGCGTATACATGGTTCTCGGCTGCAGCAATGGTTAGACGATTCATAACGTTGTTCAGTTCGACGGCAGTCATATCTCTGCCCAGGTTGACATGTGTGATAATAGTCATTGTGACTCCTTTTGATATATTTACTTACTCTAAAAATCCAAAATCTTTTTATAACATTATTTATGGTGGGCCTCCCGTGATTCGAACACGGCACCCAACGATTATGAGTCGTTTGCTCTAACCTAATGAGCTAGAGGCCCAAGTGTTTATTATATAGCATATTTCAGCAACTGTCAAGCCATCGTTTGAGATCACCGTACAAAACCACCATCATGGCTTCCTTGCTGCCAAAAAATATGATTTTTTTTGGTATGCCGCGTGTGGTACTGATATAGTAGGGCATCTGTATTTTGCGGTCCAGATCCAGCATCATGCGCTGATCAAACATGGCCGGATCTGAAATAGTGTATTCGTAGGATTCGATATCCAGCACTTCACTGAACACTCGGTATCCAGGGCCGGTCAGGCGCATACCACCAGTGTTGCGTATATTAAACCACCATTGTGTCCGAGCCTGGGCCACAGTGATACGATCCTGCTCGGGCAACTCAGACACTAATTTTTTAGTAAGTTGCAGACGGTCACGCATGATCAGAATCTTGATAAAAATTCTTCAGGATCGACGCCAGAATTGGGCAAGATCCATTGCGGATAGTCCAGGCAGGCTCTGGGAAAGTAATCGGTCATGTTGACTATTTCGTACTGGAATTCGCTGTCACGATTCCAGCTTTTCTTTTCAGCGATACTTTTTTCTACATCGAGATTGAGGACCAGATCAGCAGTATTTTCTTCTTGGTGCACTGTATTGCGTGCCTTGTCGGTCAGCCAAACCCGGTCGCCCAGGTAGCTGAAATGCCAACCGCCGTGACGCACAGTTACTACCTGATCCTGGGTCAACATACCTGTACGGCCTCGATAATCAATTTGTGCTGGAAGATTATACAGGTTAGATCGTTGATAGCGAAGTGCTTGTACACTGAACTGTCTGATCCAGCTGGCCCTGGCAGCCATGCTCCAAATGTCAAACGGGCCCGGTATTGGAGATGCACGCACATAATTAAATTTAAAATTGCACAGGGGCATATGGAAACCAAACACCGTGGCTTGGTCTTGAGTTCTTGTATAGTCAACACTGCTGGGTCTCACAATCTCATCCACATCGCTGTAGATCACAATGTCATCGTCGTTGGCATCGGCCAGCCCGGCAATGATGGCATCCCGCTGTAGATCCGCATTGTTCCAGTAATTGCGATCGGCCAAACTGGTATATTTGACATGACGGATCTTGTCCAACCATGGTGCGAATCTTTGTTTGTGCTGTTCAAAGATATAGGGCTTGGCATGATTGGTCAGGGTAAGATCACTTTCACACAGCACAAACACATCCACATGATCGTACAAGGTACGCAGGCGTAGCTCTAGCAGATCCAGTTCGTTGTAAAATATAAAGGTGTCGTAAACACGCATGGTGTCAAGGAAAAACTCGGTCGCCTTGCTTGAGAACCACCACTGTGAACTTGTCGGTCTTGAACTGTGAGTTCAATTTTTTGGCCAGGTTGATGGCATGTCCGGGATTGCTGAATGATACTTTTTTGTATTTGGGTCCCGGGTATTGCACCAAAAGATTGCTGGTTTTGAGGTTGATGGGCTTGCTGTCATAAAACACAGCCCATACTCCTTCGCTGCCTAACACCTGTTCGGTCTTGTAGGTGTTACGATTGGTTATTTCAGCTAGTACGATTGGCTTGGGTCGGCTCATGATCAAGTATTTATGGCGGTAATATACCCAGTTTAATAACTGCCGCCGTCCATGCGCACGGTGATCACTTCGTCTACTGGTTGAGCAACAGCTGACTGCAATTCCTGCATGTGCAACAACAGTCGAGACAGATCGGCTACCAAGGCTTGTGCTTCGTCGGCTGTCATCACAAGTGTATTTCTACCGCCCTGCAGGCCCTGTACACGATCAATAAATCTTTCTATGTGCAAACTCATCTGTGCACCTCATTCAGGTATGGATCCAGCCAGGGCGGTTCCCAGCCCTCAGGCTTGAGTATTTTGCCATCCTCTCTTTTGATCACAGCACCGGTGTTGACGTCGATCTTGTCAAAATTGCTGCGCATGACTTCGTTCCAGGCACCTTCGGCATCGGCTCCCATGCTGTGTATGGCACCAATAGTGACCACCAAGATATCAATCAAGGCATCCAGATCGGTTACCGGATGCTGGCTATCCTCCAGCTCTTGTACTTCTTCACGTATGAGATCCAGATACAAGGCATACTGATCTCTATTTTCTATGCCGACAGTTTGTCCGCAGGCCTGCATGAAACTGGCCTGCTGTTGGAATGGGCTAGACATTGGCAATCTCCTGTGTGTTGTGATATGGACCGTGATAGGTATAGCGTTGCAACACGATCAGCTTGGGATCTTGTACAGTACGCCATTTACGACCTTTCTTGACCTGATACCAACCGGCTGCGAACCAGCTACGGCTTTTGGCTGTCTTGGTAAACAGCGGTAACGCATGCGGCACGTCCCAGACCGGATTGTGTACACGACTGGCTGTGGGATACCCGTGTACTAATCGATCAGTACATGTTGCCACCGGTGCACGAGCAGGACTGGATTCAAATCTAATACCAACATCACGTTCCAACATGCTGATGGTTTTGTACTGTGTGATTTGATTGTTGATACGGATTTGGTATCCGCCAGCACAGGCTTCTACGTTGCCAATTTTTTTATCGTCTCGTTGCAGGATCCAAAATTCGTTATCAATTACTGGTTTTGCTATCAGCATCATACCCTTTCTTTTTGCACATCTGTTGTACTTTTACCGGCACGTCTGGGTGCCATCCGCCTATCAACTGTCTGCAATCGTAACGCATGGTGATCATGGGTGATTCCATGGCATTCATGAACCACAAAAATATTATGCCAGTGCCCAAGGTCGCTACACACAAGGTGACATACACTTTCATGTCAACACTCCTTGATAGGTGGCGTTTAACCAGCGTCCAAACTGTTCGGCTGTTTCGCTACATTTGTTGAGTTCATACTTGCCACAGAACTGCATGAATCTCACTCCCACCTGCCCTATATCTTTGTGACTGATCTGCTCACGTATGGCAGTGTCAATTGTTAGTTTAACATCCGCGGGCTGAGCAGTCAAGTCAATCAAGGTCCTGTTGCGCTCGTAGTCATCTAATACTCTATGCTCTACACCATCTGGATCTGTCCAGCGTTGTAGCATCATGTTGTTCCAGCTGTAACCTTGTTTTGTTCGGTCCTCGTACGCCTCCGCCAAGCCGACCTTGTTCTTGGTACCTTTGGTCCTAACTCCCGGAAACGCAGAAAAAACATTATCAGTCGGGTCGCCTCGCATGCACTTCTCAAAAAGAAGCCACCCTGGGTCCGGTATCTTTTTAGGTTCCTTAGTTTTCTTGTCGAGGACCGGTTTACCTTTCGCATCAAATATTCCTTCGATCGTGATCAATTCATCGCTAATGCCATTATACTGTTTTACATTTGTGGCCAACAGTTGAACAAAGTCAGTGTCACTGCTTATAATCACATGGTCGTCAGCAGGATGTAACGCAATCCATCTTGCTATGATGTCGTCGCCTTCTGCTGTGGCGCACCGTATGACGCTGCAATTGGTTCGTTCTGTCAGATACTGGGTCAAGCTGTCATAGGTCTCCCAGAACATGGCATCTTCTTCTTGTTCTTTTTCTGTGAGTGCCGCCCGGGCCACGGCTCGATTGGCCTTGTAGGGTCGATAGTGGTCTTTGCGCCAGCTGCGCCCTTCTAGAGCAAATACCACGTGATCAGCCGAAAATCGCTGTGCTACCTTGTTGGCGGCCATGAGTGTGATATGCAGGGCGAATCCGATCTTTTCCCAGGTATCCGCTGCTCTGAAAGCACCGTGTCTGGCACGGAAAAACATGTTTGCTGTGTCAATCAGCACATACCGCATATTACCACCTAAACGTATTTGTTGGAGATAATATATTGTAACATAAAACGATGGAAAAAGCTATGGCCATTTTTGCCAAAATGATATGAATTGGGTGCTACTGTTTCGATTCCGGCTGATTCCAGGATCGCATTGTAGGTCAGGGCAGGATCGTATGGTCCGATGTAACTGGAGCCCCAATCCTTTCGATCGGTGATGGCACCAAAATTGGTATTGCCGTTTACAAATATGTGACGTATGTTTTGTGCATCCAGTTCTTGATGGAACTGCCAAATTTCATCATGTGCCTGTAGAGTTTTTTGATTCCAGTCCACATTGATCACAAACTGTCGATAATCTTCCTGTAGTTCTGCTGGCACACGATCTATGCCCGATGCGTTGACTTGATAATACACATTGTCGTACAACCACTCTTCTCTTTCCCAGGTGCTCCACTGTATGATCACCAAGAGGTCGTGCGTGGTATTGGCACGTTCGGCCAACCAGGCTCGTGTGGTACGGATTATACGAGTATTGCTGCTGGCACTTTCGGCATCAAGATACAACGAGGCATTTAGACTCTTGCTCAACTGCTTGGCCCAGGTCACTGCCTGATTGTCCGGATGTGGTCTACGACCTAGATAAAAATATTGGCTATCGTCCTGAGCAAAAGCATGGCGATTCACAGCTTCGGCTCCGGCTGCGTGGCTGTCGCCATTTACATAAAGTATCATTCTTGATAGGCTGGGTTAGGGAATTCTAGTTCAAACACGTGATATGTGGAATTGTCTGTTTTATTTTTGAGGAGTTCTATGGTGCGATATTGCTCGGCTTCGTCAAGAGATTTAAAAATACCACTTCCATACGACGCTGTGCCCAACGTTGTGCCCAATATGGACACCGGCGATATGTATATACCACCATCGATTGTCAGTTTGGTCAATTGATAGACCTTTATGGTTTTTGGCGGTCGTAGGCCTTGCATCAACTGACCTCACTACGACCATCGCCGATATCTTTGCTGCGAATGATCCTGTTGCCATTCATGGCCTGTTCTTGTTCCCAAGTTTCGAGTACCACATTACGACATACATTTTGGAAATAACGATCAATGATTTCACTGTCAGTATCGGTCTTTTTCATCATGTAGCCATGTCTGACCAAGTCAGCTATCATTTTTTCGTTCCAATCAAACTCAAAAGAACCGGCATGGATATTTTCAGGATCTATGTCTACACTTACAATTTTAAAGTAAGGTTCACCACGCTCGGTGGCCAGCTCTTTGGCAGTTTTTTCCGGAGCCTTGGGAGCTTTGGGCGCCCGAGGCTTGGGATCCTCGGTTATCTTGATCACAGCGGGTTTCCGACGGAAACGATCAAATATGCTCATATTATTGAGGCCTAGTATTGCCGTAATGTACCACAGTAAACACTGTGCTGGTCTGTGGTAATTTTCTCCACGGATCCACAATTATGCTGCCAGGTTTGATTTCACAGTAGGGCTGTGTGTCCTGTTGGTCACCGGTGTATTCGTAAGTGATTTTTCTGTTGTGAGCCCAAAGGAACACAGCAGGTGTGCTGACTGTGTCTACCACGTCGGTTGGGTCGTCGCTGAGTGGATCCACATAAACCACGGTGTGACCGGCTTGTTTGACATAGTGCCCGACCAGAGTCGAGTACGAACCGATACAGTATTCCACATCAGGCTTGTAGGCCTTGCCGTGTATCACGATAGGCAATCCGCTGGCAACAGCTTGATCGACCAAGAACAGGGCCAGATTGCGTGCTTGTAATTCTCTAGCATGCATCACAGTATCGAACAGATCGTAACCGATGTCGTATTCTTGGGCCAACCAACGCAGAGCGATATTGTCTCTGGGATGGCAAGCGCCAGCATCGCCCATGCCTGCTGTCATGTATTTGGGTCCCATGATACGCATGGTGCTGCGTGCTAGAGCATTGGTCACAACATCTACGTTGATGTTGCCAATTTTTAACGCAAAGTCCTGGATCATGTTGACCAAGCCAACCTTGGCCGAAATAAATGTGTTGTAGAAGATCTTGATGGCTTCGCATTCGTCCCAGGTTCCGATTTCGTATCTGGGATCGTTCTGCATGATGGTCTTGTACAAGGCAATCAAGTCACCGGCGATGCCGGAAATTTCACCGTCTTCGGTACCGATAATGACCATTTCGGGATTGGCCATGTCCCATTTGACCGAACCCATGGCGATCAGGTATGGATTGTACACAAACTGATGAACCGGATCCAGCAAGGTAATAAATTTTCTGCGGGTGGTTCCTGGCAACACAGTGCTGATCAAGACCACTTTTTTGCTGACACCATTGGCATATTGATTTACCTTGTTGATGGCATCAATTACAGCGTCATGACCAAAGTCCTTGGGCTCCATGTGGCTGCTGGGTACCGAGCCATCGTAGCCTTCCGCATGCGGAGTGGGCACAGCAATAAAGATCCATTCGCTCGCCTCAACCAATTCGGCCATGTCACATACCCGTACAGTGTCGCTGGTTCTGGGCACAATATCATAGCCACGTACTTCGTGTTTTTCTGCCATGACTTCGGCACAATCTAGTCCCAGTTTCCCAATTCCTACAAATCCAATTTTTGCCATGATGATCCTTTGAGTTGTCGTGTATGTAATTTATCGTGATTGATCGCCACACTAGATTTTTTTGTAAACCGGAATTGGGTTCATTTTGTGTAGACTACGAGCACGTATTTGACGATATTTTTCAACGTTTTTTAACTGCTCGAGATTGTCAATAGGCAATTCATTGTTGTCCTGTCGCATGGCCATTTCTAGCTCGGCATAGGTAAGACCTCCCAACTGATCCGAATCGGTCCTGCCATCGTCCCACAGGCCATCTGTGGGTGGTGCATCGATGATGTCTTGCAACACACCCAGTTCGCGGCCCATCTGCCATACTTCGGTCTTGTAACAGTCGGCGATGGGACTGATGTCCACGCCACCGTCGCCGTATTTGGTATAGAAACCCACACCAAAATCCTCAACCCGGTTGCCGGTTCCTACTACCAGGCCCTGCGTGCTTTGAGCAATCTGATACAGGGTCACCATTCTCAATCGGCTACGGCTATTGGCCATGCCCAACAAGTTGTTGTACTGATTCATCTTGGTCTCGAATGTGTCAAACACCGGAGTCACATCAATGATCTCGTGTCGCACATTGTCGAATGTCTGGGTCAACCAGGCACCTTGTTGCATACTGAGATCGTGCAGTTCGGGCCGTTGGCGTATGGGCATGCTGACAGCGATGGTATTTAGGCCAGTCCTGGCGCACAAGGCGCTGACCACGGCCGAATCAATACCGCCTGATATGCCCACTACCAAGGTCCTCATGCCAGCTGTGTCAGCATAGTTTTTAATCCAGGCTGTTATGTTGTCTTGCAAATTCATTGTTTCAATCTCCATATCAAGTGTTCTACATTGTTGTGCCAATGTATTTCATGCTGTATTTCATCCATTGGATGAAATATTATTTCATCCATCCCAACCCGGGTAGCGATTCCGCGATAGGCCCATTCTAAAAATATACGGCGTCCGGATATCGAACAACGTCTAGGCCACAGCACAAATTTCAGTTGCCAGACTGGTGCTTGGTCAAAATAATCAACGGGTAACAAGAATATCAAGTGCCCCATTCGTTTTTAAAAAGCGGCACTTGAAGTCGGTCACTGTAGCGCCACCCACGTTTCATGGCCGCCACGGCCACATTCTTGTTGTTCAAAGTGTATACGCTTTCAACACCACCCACTGGCATGATATACACCGGACCCACAAAATCTGCCTGTTGGAAGCAGTCATATGCACGTTCAGCATCCAGGATGTCCTCCTCGGTGGCCACCACAAACTTTAGATAGCAGGTTCCATACTGCTGATAGGTTCTGACAATTTCTGGTCGGATGGCATCTTCCCAACTTTCACCACTGGCTGGCAACTTGGCGCTGATGCTGAATGTGACTTCGCGATCACCATTGGCCTGTGCCCACTGCCACAGATATTTGCCAAATTCTTCTTGTATGGGTTGGGTACCGTTGGTCTCAAAAGTGATTTCTTTTAATCGAGCCATGGCCGGGTGATCCAACAAATCCATGTAGGCACGTTGCCAACCCAGCAAAGGTTCCCCGCCTGTGATTACCAGGTGCTCGTCTCGCCACTCACCATGTGGCAAGATCTCCATGATACGAGCCACGATGGCATCGGTCTCCAGCATGGGACTGAGATTTTTAAAGTCCGGGTGCCACGACGCATAACTGTCACAGCCTGTGCTGACTAAAGGCAAATCTTCATAACGCTTGAATGGATTTAATTCATGTATAGAGGCCAAGTCATCGGCTTCGGTGCTCAACATAGGACGTGGCATACCAAAGCCCCTACAAGAAAAATTGCAGCCAAAAGTTCGAAGGAACACACTGGGAACCCCCATGTATCTGCCTTCTCCCTGGATTGAATAAAACAACTCTGCTATCTTAATCTTTGACATTTGTATCCTTTATTATTTCTAAGTTTAACACATTAGTCGGTAATTGTAAATTTTTTTGGAGAGTTTTACAATTATCTCCGTGCCATCTATTGTAGTTCGATACAACCGCAATTTTACCACAATGTTCGCACGATTTAGTAGGACGAACAATCCCAGTCATCCGCTCACTCATTTGTTTTTTCCAGTTGTCGGATTTGGGCATCTTACAGCCTTTTAATGCTCCTTGACGAATTTTTTCTTTTGCTTCATCAGATACGACTCTATTCTTTAGTGCTTCTTTTCTTTTTAATATTGTTTCGGCAGAATAAATTTCGTGCTCTTTTTTCCCACGCTTAGCCGCAGCACATTTTTCCATTATGGCAGGATCTCGTTTAACACCTCTTCTTGAATCTGCTTGTTTTTGTAATAATGCTTTGCCTTCTGGAGTTTCTAAAAATGCTCGCCGTTTAGACTTCATCATTTCTTTATATTCTGGATCTGCCCATCTTGCTAACGCGGCCTCCTTTTTTCGCTTGGTGCCGTCTTCGGTCATTTTGAGTTTTTTGCCCCAGTTAGGATTTTCAGGGCCTTTCTTAAACTGTTTTAACTTACTTTTCTCGCCAATCTTTTTTTTAGATTCTTCTGAGTGTTTTCGTCCTACCCAAGTGCCGCCTTCCTTGGCATACTTCTCTTTTAACATTTGAGAATAGTGTTTCCTAAATGTTTCATACATTCTACTGGAAATTGTGTAGGTATGATTTACACTGCGTTCCTTGGTAGTCATTTTGTTAATAAATGTATTAAACGCAAATGCCATTTTGCTACCGTATATGCCTTCAAACTTCATTTTCCATAACAATGCGTGAGCAATGTAATGTTCTCGGGCAGTTAGTTGAACTACATTTGATTTGACATTATCGCCGCCAAAACTACGAGGAATAATATGATGTGTTTCTTTATATCCTTGTATAGAGCCCCGTAGTTGTGCTTTGCGTATAAGGTTATTATACCACTTGCTGTATTTGCTTTCTACAAATTTTACAGGCCAGATTATCATCGATGTTAAGCAGAATTAGAATGCGGAACGCACATGTACCTGCCTTCGCCTTGTATGCTGTAAAACAATTCTGCTATTTTGATTTTGCTCATTTGGCCCACCAATTCTCCCAAGGGAATTCAATCCAAGAATCTTCCTCGGCTTTGTTTATTGTAACAGCAGAGTAGGCAATGTCAAGTTCTGATTGACTCGACTCGTTATCGTACAGTACTGCCACTCGAACATTGTGTCCCCATATTTCTTTCATCCATCTGGTATCGTTTGGAAAACAGCCAGACTGCCAATCTTGTTTGATCCAGTTCAATGTAGCACCCGAGTCATTGATGTCATCTACAATCAAGATTTGTTTACGACCATTGTCTGATGTCATGGCATCATCATGATTAGATCCAAAAGCATCCTCTGACATGCCAAAGTTGCTGACACGCTCACCGCCGTCGCGCAAACTCACTTCCAACGGATGCATGGGCACGTTGAGATATTGACTGATCAACACAGCCGGAACAGCACCGCCTCTGGTGATGCCAACCACATAGTCAGGTCGCCATCCATCCAGATGCAGTTGACGTAATATTTCTTGTGTTTGAGATTCGATGTCATTCCAACTCACCAGTATTTTTTTCATTTGCGCTTTGCTTTGACCAATAGATGCCACCCCAGGTATTCTCTCACAGCTTCACGCATGGCATCGGGCATGGCTGCAAACCAAGGCTCCAATTCATATTCACCTTGCTTGTACTTGTCTACATTGTACATGAAACAGTGGTCCTGACGCAACCTCAATATTTCAAATCTGTCGCCCAGTATGTCCGCAATTTCTTCTCGGCCAAAACTTCTGGCATACGGACAACCGGCCTGCGCTTCATATTGGTCCAGCCCTTTGTTGATCATGGCCTGCTTCCACGAATGTTTGGCATATACCATGAATCTGAATTCGCCACCGGGTGCCAGCGCCGCATGCACATTGTCGATGATCTCGTCCAGGGCCGGAAAGTGATGTATCACTCCGTAGCTGTAGATCAAGTCCATGGGCGGTAGATCCACATAGCTGTCGGGGTCGCTGGCATCGCCCACTCGGAATTCGCCTTCCAGTCCTTCTACTTCAAAGCGTTTGCGGGCCAGCTTGGCGCTTTCTTCGCTGTAATCTATAGCGTAATATTCGGCACCGTGTCGTGCAAATTCGGCAGCATCTGATCCGATACCGGGACCAATTTCCAACACACGCTGGCCGGCCCAGCGATGGAATCCGGCAAATTCGGCTATGTGTGGTTCTACTCGGAATCTACGTGCTGATACTTCTTGGAAAAATTCCAGACTGCCAGGTTCGCTCTGCCCGTGTCTGATGTTGCAGGGCTGGTTGTTCCAGTAGCGTTTGATTTTGTCTTCTAGAGTTTCTGGTATCATCATAGCTTGATCGTGACTCCGGGTTGGTGTGAAAATTGTACCATCTGTCGATTGACATCGTTTTCTCTCAGCCGGTCCCACGGGTCCTGGGCACCGATCTTGACACGATCCCAAAAATCTGTTGAAATGCCCATGGTCCTTAACAAGAACGCGATATTTTCAGTTTCTTCTATGCGCAGATTGCTCCATCTGTAGTTATGGAAGTCTCTGGGATCCGCCGGGTTGCCTTCGTACATGATCCGATTCTTGTAGGTGTCATCGTTGTTGTTGCCGGTAAGATCGTGTCGGTCGTGTACCACATTGACCGGAATACGCTCCCAGATGTCCAGCATGTAGGCCTGTTGACTGAGCCAGGCGTCCGATATCTGATGCGGACTAAGATGTCCCAAGTGATCCAGCCACAAGCGTGGTGCGATGGGAAATATGCTGTAAGGATGATCGTTGTGTGTATGTACAGCCAACAGCTTGAATTCGCCGGTGTGACTTTCGATAACACTATCCCATCCTTGCGTTTCCATGTAGGCATCGTCGTTCCAGAAAAACACCCAATCGGCATCGCTGGCTAGGCCTAGAGTATTCACATACTCGTTGAGTCGTGTATAGCCCAGGGGTTCAAATCCCATGGCTGTGTACTCGTGACCGTTACTGTCCAGCCACGGTTGTAGCGTTTCTTCAAAGGCCGATATACCCTCGGCGTCATCGTTGTCGAACCCCAGCATGAGCTGGATGCGTTCGGGGTGATCGGCTAGGTCGAACAAGCTCTTGACACTGCGTTCCAGTGCATCTCCTCTGCCTCTTGTGGGCAATAGCACTGCTATGCCAAATTCATGCTTTTTCTTTGTCATTTATCCCTCGTAGATGGCCGAATTACCGGCATGTTCAAAAACTTCTGCGCTTTTTACACGCACAGTATTATTTACTGGGTAGCGATCTGTGCCGTTATTTTTCATGTCCTCCAGCATCTTGCTCATGGCATCGTAGCACAGTTTGGCAAACATCTCACAGCCCACTCCTGGCACGATTCTCAAATCACACAAGGCGCCACGTTCATGTGGCACAGTACTGAGATGATTGACACTGTCTACATCCACTATCTCATTCATGTGCTGGAAAAAACTCAGCATGGGATCATCTGCAGCCACTACCAAGGTATGATCAAACATGTGGTCGGCCCAGGCCTTGAACTGTTTGAGTCCACCAAAATCCATGCACCAGTTCTTTTCATCCAGTGTGTCGCATTCAAAGGTCAATCGGATTCCAAGTGAATAGCCATGAAGCAGACTGCAATGGCTGTGTGTGGCACGCCATTGTCTAAAGCAACAGCTTAGGCCTCTGTCAGTTCCGTAGGTCTTGGTTGAATAATATTTTGCCATTGAAATTCTCCTATGTTGATTATAGCATAGGCAGCAGAATTTGTAAAGCGGGAATGATGCCCTAAGGCCGCTGGACTGCTATTTAGCACTGGGTCCACCAGTGTCATCGGGTATGGCACCCTGCGATTCTAGGTGTTTGGTACGTTCTTTGAATTCCTCGGCCTGTGCCACACGCTGGCGCAGTTCACTGCTGGAAAACGAATGATCTCGTCCGTTAAAGTAAAGATCAATTCCACGCTTGTGACAGATTTCTCTGCCGGTAAACTCTTTGCCTTCGTATTCCACGCCCAGGATACGCACATTTATGGGCAGGATCAACAGCAGGTCTTCTAGATCTTTTTCGGTATTGTAGACCCAGACTTCGTCCACGTATTTGCAACCAATCAACTGTAGCTGTCGTTCCACGATACTCTGTACCGGTCTGTTTTTGCCAGGTCTATCCTGTGTGGGATCATTCTGTAACGCACAGATCAAATAATCGCAACGTGCTTTGGCTTCTCTCAACATGCTGATGTGTCCAGCATGCAATAGGTCAAATGCGCTGGCTGTAAAACCAACTCGTCGTGTGCTTGTCATTGGGTAGGGTCCTTGTATGTGTTTGTTCGATAATTGCCCTGGCCGGGTATGGTGTTTCTTACTCCGCCCACGGGATCAACAACATCGCCTGTTTGTCTGGGTATAACATGTATGTGTGGCCAAGGCACAGTCTGACCGGCTGCGGTGCCATAGTTTAGGCCTAGATTGAATCCGGCCCATTCGCCCGATTCAACTTTGCGCTTGCCAAAACGCACAGCATCTTCAAACGCATCGCTCAACACACCAATGGCGTTGTGTTTGGGCACAAACAGAAGATGTCCCGGAGTGACCGGATACCGATCGTGGTACACGGCCACATGGAAGTCTTCTTGGAGGACCGAATCCCATGGTGCTGAACTGTCTTCTATGTTGTCAGGTTGAGCGTTGATAATCTTGTGCATACCACTATTTTACACGCATGGTGATGGATTGTCAACGGTTTAGAACACCATCCAGAACTCGTTCATGACACGATACTGCCCGTTTGACATCACGGTACCACTCACACGATAGCTGGTGCTACGATTGATATCGGCGTTCCATAGACCACGCACATAGCCAGTCACAGAATTTTGAATGGCCAAATTGCGTTGTGTGTAAACAGTGTTGCCTGCGCCATCCACTCCAGTAGGCAAGTTGCCTGCCACCGAGCCCGACAACAACACTGGTTTGACACCGGCATACACACCCAGATTACCCCATCGCTGACCCGCTTCGCCCCAGGCACCCAAGATTGGTGTGATGCTGGTGATCAGGCCTGGTTGCATTGTGGTAGTGGTGTAGGTCACGCCAGCCACAGCACTAAAGCCGTCGGAGCCTTGATAGCGCAGGGTCTGATCCCAGTTACTGGTTTGTGTGACCAGACCCCAACTGCCACTGAGACTGACCCAGGGATTGTAGTTCAGCGTGGTGTACTGTGCGCCGGCTGTCCAGCGGTGATCCTGACTGTGCCAGTACCCGGGCACACCCACGGTGTAGTTGATGGGTTGTGGACCAACCACAGGACCCAGATTGTCTCGACCGCGGGCGTCCGGATCCAAGTTGCTGACTGACCCCCAGGTGTTCCAGGCATTACGAGTTTCAATGCCCAATCGCACTGCGCCATAAGTGCCGACTGCACCGTTGATCAGATATTCGGTATGACTGGTCAGGTCGTATTGATCGATGTGTTCGGTATCTGCGTTGAAACTGTTGCTGTAGTTCACATTCTGTGTACCACTCATGTCCACAGTCCAGGTCCGTCCCAGGGTGTCTCGGGCCATCAACTGTGTGTCAGCGACCGACAGTTCTACGCCGCCCAGATTACCTCGAATAGGAACAGCACCTTTAGCAGTATCAATGCTGAGACTGCCGGACGGAGAAAATACTGCTGTTTCATTGATCACGGTAGCGCCAAACCAGGTCTGGCCAGTGGCAGCCAACACAGCATTGGCTTCGGCATTGGTCATCCAGGGCCACTGTTGTTTGATGGCCGATAGCAACTGGGCGGCATTGGCAGTGCTGGAACCGGATCCCAACGCACTGAGATACAGATTCTTTTGTGACATGTTGGTCGGCGAGTCTATCATGTCCAACAGGTACAGCTGACCTCCTGGTCCTTGCACAAAATTGACCACGCTGGCAATACCA